CTTCAGCCACTGCTATTACAACAGCGTCTGCCTCGACTAATATAGTCAGTATCCTTAATGTATCGGCTAATATTGGATACGGCGCTACAATCAGCGGCTCTGTAGGAACCCTGACACCAAACTTTGCAGCAGATGTGATTGCACGGTCAGCTATAGGCGGCTCACCATTCAAGCCTACCGCAGGAGTATCTCCAACTGCTCCATTTGCACCAACTACAAATTCCACACCACTGAAGCCGTTCAAAACGGCAGCTTAAAGGGGCTATAAATGGCTACTTTTCTCGACCTGTGTAACAGGGCGCTTCGAAGACTCAATGAAGTTGAAATGTCGAGTACAGATTTTGGTACTGCTCGAGGGATACAGGCTGCGGCAAAGGATGCCATAAACTCAGCTATATTAGATCTCAATAGACAACAGTTTGAGTGGCCTCAAAACGCAGCGGAAGAAACAGCATCATTAGTCGTAGGACAGACTGAGTACTCTAACCCATCTACATTAAAATCGATGGAATGGAACAGCTTTCAGATCGTCGGTGAGGGTACTTATTCTGAAACCAATACCTCCCTATCATTTATCGATCGGGATGTCTGGTACGCCCAATACCGTGACAGGGATGATGATAATGCTACATCTGGGATCAGTATCCCTAAGTATGTTTTCCCGAGCCACGGAACAGGTTTTGGAGTAAGCCCAGCTCCGGATAAAACATACCGGATACAGTTTAGGTATTTCATATCTCCAAGTGAGTTAGTGAACCACGGAGATCAGATTACGGGCAATATAGTGTATCCAGATGCATTTAATGTAGTGGTTGTCGAGGGTGGTATGTATCACCTCTATATGCTTAAAGATAACCCCGAGGCTGCACAGCTATCTTTGATGAATTTCAGACAAGGTATCGCAGATCTCAAATCCCAATATATCAATAAGTACACCTCTGTTCGAGACACTCGAATACAGTTTGGTGGGGGTACTGCTGGCTCACGTTTTGTACAGGTTGCAGGTAGTTTCTAGTGGATCGTATCGAAAGTTATAAGGTAGTCTGTTCCGGAGGGCTAAACTCCAATGAGAACCATTTGGATCTCGCGGAAAATGCTGCTGGATCTGCTACCCGATTGATCAATTATGAGCCTTCCTTATTTGGCGGATATCGCCGGATTGAAGGGTATGATTATTATGATAGTGATTATCAGGAAGTGGGAAGTTCCTCTACTGCTGAAGGTAAGATCCTTGGTCTGGCCCTATATAGAAATGAAGTAATAGGAAACCCCTACTCAATAGCTGCGCGGAAAGACGTATCGGGTAATACCTACTCTTTTTGGAAGCACACACCTTTAATAGGTTGGACTAAGATTACCACCGGATTTACCCATGCTACTGTAAGCGGCTCGAGGTCAGTCACCAAGATCCGCCACGCCCAATTTAACTTTGGTGCTGGTAGTATGATTATTTTTGTTGATGGGGTTAATCCAGCTACAGTTTTTGATGGTACGAACTGGAAACAGATCCTTTCTTCAAATGCTGGAGGATCCTCTGCACCCGGGGGCGCTACAGCCTTTAACGCGCCCTCCATTGTAGACGTATTTGAAAACCATGTCTTTATAGGAGGGGATACCGCTCACAAGTCTACAATTGCACATAGCGCACCTCTGGATCCATATACTTGGACAACGGCTGCTGAATCCCATCGTGAGGATGTTGGCTTTAACGTGGTTCAGTTTAAGCCATTCCGTGACAATCTATTTGTCTTTGGTCAAAACAGCATTAAGAAATACGCCGCAGATACCAACTCAGGGGCCACGGATAGCTTTAAGTCAGAGCAAGTCACAGCAAATGTTGGATGTATTGCTCGAGATTCTGTTCAAGAGCTTGGCGGTGATCTGGTCTTTTTGGCCCCCGATGGACTAAGACCTGTTGCTGGAACCTCTCGAATTGGTGACGTTGAACTGCAATCCATATCCAAACCTATCCAAGGACGGCTGCTGGACATCATACAGAACGAAGACTTGGACACTTTAAACTCAGTCGTTGTTCGAGCTAAGTCTCAGGTGAGGTTTTTTGTAGGTGGCGCGACCGATGAGGGTATTGGAATACTCGGAGGGCTAACCTTTAAAGATGGGAGTATATCGTGGGAGTTCAGTGAGCTCCTCGGCATAAAACCAAGCTGCACAACATCCGAATACATTGGTGCAGTAGAGTATGTTTTGCACGGCGGTCACGATGGTAAAGTTTACCAGCAAGAAACGGGAAACAGCTTTGCTGGATCGGATATCGTAGCCATTTATTCCACTCCGTATTTTGATTTTGGCGACACCGAGATCCGAAAAGTAATCCATAAGATCAATACCTTTATCCGTGCCGAAGGTCCGTTTACGATGAACCTCACAGTCCAATATGATTGGAGTGATCCCAATACCTCTACCCCCTCAGATTATACACAATCCAGCACAGGGGCTCCGGTGGTTTATGGAGGTAGGCAGATTAAATATGGAGGCACAAACGTAACTTATGGCGGATCCTCCAAGCCAGTAATGCTCACAGATATTCAAGGATCGGGCTACGCAGCTCAAGCCACATTTGTAAGCTCAGGTCAATTTAACAGCTACAGTATTCAAGGCTTGGTTTTTGAATACGCAAAGTCAGGAAGAAGGTAATGGCAGGTTATACGAGACAATCAGCAGGTAGTATTGTTAACACATTAGACATTACTGCTGCCCCCTTAAATAACGAATTTAATGCGGTGCTAGGGGCGTTTGATGGTGGATCAGGCCATTCGCACGATGGTACTACGGGGAACGCGCCCAAGATCAACTTAGCAAATTCAGTGACAGGATACTTACCAGCTCTGAATGGTGGAACAGGCGGTAAAAACAATATCACTACCGCCGCAGATCCCACAGCGAATGACGATAATGCAGACGGTTACTCCGTTGGATCTATTTGGGTAAATACCGCAACAGGACGGGTATTTGTATGTGTGGGTAACTCTTCCGGAGCAGCCGTGTGGAGAAATATTATCCATGTAAATTCTACAGACTCCGCTGTTGCTCCAGATGCGGATGGGACTATCGGGCTCGGTACAGTAAATAAACGGTGGGCAAACCTCTTCACCAGTGGTGGAGCAAGTATTGGAACTAATCTTTCTGTTGGTGGGACCGGAGTATTTACCTCATCCGTCAGCGCAGCTTCCTACAATACCACCTCTGACCATCGAACTAAAACTGTTACAGGCGAAGTATACGATGCAATAGAAGATGTGCTTGCAGTATCTCCGGTAGTAGGTACTCGAGAAGGTGATCCGGCTGAAAGGGCAATGTTTATTGCCCATGAGGTACAGGACATTGCGCCATATGCAGTCACAGGATCCAAGGATGCAACTGATCAAGATGGTAACCCAGTGTATCAGACAATGGATTATAGCGCCCTTGTTCCGGTCATGTGGGCAGCTCTACAAGAGGCAGTCTACCGGATCGAAGATCTAGAAAACAGGCTTGAGGAAGTATAAAAAGTACTTGCATTAATACCCTAATTAGTGTATTAGCAAACGTAACAATGACTTTCCAGAAATATGTTTCGGATAGTCTGTATCTCTTCAATCAATCAGAAGACCACAGACTATACACCCTCGTAGATTTTACCCACTTTGCACTGTTCCCGATCCTCCATAATCGCGTTCGGTTTTACTATTCGGATAATAAACCAATCGGCATGGCAACATGGGCATGGTTTTCAGACAAAGAGGCCGAGGACTTTTTATCTGAACGATGGATACCCCAAGAAGATACATACAAGCGTGAGATTGGGGATCAACTTTGGGCAATAGAGTTTATCTTCCCATTTAACCCTCAACACACACTTATACGGCACGTTATGAGGGATGCCACCCGTGCCGCAACAAACCATCTAAACGAGAAACATAAAGTTAACTGGCGGCGATTAAAGCGCCCAGACCAAAGACATATCAGGAGAATTTAAATGGGCGGCGGAAGCGATACAACTAACGTCACAAATACAGGTTTAGGTGACGAACAATACTCTGGGATTATGGATAGTCTTGGTGAGGGTGGGGTTAAAGCAGATGCCATAGCCAAAGCTTTGAGCGCTCAAGGGGTCAATGTTAATAAACTCATCTCTGATGTCTCCACTGCTCAAGGTGGCGTAGACGCTATACAAACTTCCGTAGGCCAAGGTGGAGATGATCCTACAGGTCTATATGGTGAGATGGCTATGAACAGAGGGCTATTAAACTCTCAGGCCACGCAGCTAGGAAACCTGAGCAGTGATCTAAATTCAGTTGGTCAGAATGTTACTGGAGTACAGGGCTCTGTTGATACTGGTTTTTCAGATGTTGGTCAGCGCTTCGATACTGTGGATACAAATATAGGCTCTGTACAATCTGGTATGGACGCAGGGTTTGCAGATGCAGGGCAGCGCTTCGATACTATAGATACTAATGCCGCCGCCAATGCAGCAGCAGCTCAAGCGTCCATGAATACTGGCTTTTCTGACGCGGCTTCTCAGCTCAATCAGTCTACCTCAGATACATCAGCAAATATCAATGATGCTTCAGAAAACCTTCAAGCAAATGTTTTAGCAGGGCAGGGAGGTTTAGCCACATCCTTGGGGGATCTTACAGGTAACGTAGACACATATAATGCTGCGCTGCTCGATGGTCAGGCTAATCTGCAAAACACCGCAGACGGTTTCCAAACCTCCTTCGATACTTACGTTGATCGATATGGCGAGGATACTGAGCTGGCTAACCAATCTCGAGCAGACCTACAGACAGGTATGGTTAACAGCGCTCAGAGAGTTCGTGAGGATCTGGCGCGGATTGGGGCTCAGACCCAGCAGGAAGTAGCACAAGCTGCTCAGGGAACAAATGCTGCGGTAGAGCAAGGTTTCGTTGATCAACAAGCAATGATGCAGAACCAAGCCTCTCAGTTTGCAAATGATATAGTAGACCTTCAATCTAATCTTGGTGATGTAGTATCTCGAGTAGATGATACTTCGGCCCGTCAGTACCAGCGACTTGCTCAGTCCTTTAACGCACAAGGGCAGCTCCTAAAAAACCAGATTTTAGCGGATGGATCTGTAGTAAATCGCTCGATGGATAATTCCGGAATTATGACTGAGAACCACTTTAACCAACAAGGTCAGCCCCTTGGAACTCAAACATACGATGTTCTGAAAATGATGAGCGGCTTAAATGAGTTTAAGACCCAGTATACACGCCCTAAGCCAGCCCCTGTATATGATACTTCCTATGATGGCTTTACTGGCTTAGGCAATGATGGCTACGGAAGTATATCGCAAGGCCCGATGGACAACATTCTCTCAGATGGCTTTTTTGTAAATGATCCAAGAAGGCCTACAGGAAATTATCCCATTATTGAGCCCGGAGTGGGGGGGATTATCGAAGGACAGCCCTTGGATGATGTACCAAGACTTTATTTAAACCGTTAGTAATACAAAACTACCTTTAAAAAGGAACCTAAATGCATCCAAAGACAATATCTCCCGAATGCGTAGAACTAGTCAAAAGATTCGAAGGTCTGCATAAACTTAAAGACGATGGAATGGTTCACGCATATCGCTGCGTGGCAGGACGTTGGACTTGCGGATTTGGGGCAACCCGTGGCGTAAGGTCTGGCGTTAAGTGGACGAAAGAATATTGTGAACAGCGTCTGGTCGAAGACTTAGAGGAACACGCTGCGGTCGTTAGACAGTCCGTTAATGTACCTTTAAGTCAGTCTCAGTACGATGCCCTAACCTCTTTTGTGTTTAATCTTGGTGGGGGTAATTTTCGCAGCTCAACTCTACTCAAAAAGCTGAACAAGGGTCTATATGATGAGG